GAGCATGAAGCCGGATAAAATAGACTTCTGGAACAAGACCTTCATCAATACCGAAAAGTTCATGGAGCCAAAGCATAGTCTGTGGCGGCGACTCCATCGACAGTATCGGCTTGAGTTTGATGATGTGGTTTCGATCAGCGAAGAGAAGATCAAGCGGATCTCTCAGTTCTATCCGTTGGCTCGACAGATTATTGCCAGTATTGTCTTTCAGAACCCTCGTATTTTCTTCCGCGTGTCAGCCCAGCAGAAGGCTTTTCAAGCAGAGATCATGCAGCGCACGATCACTGATGCCCTGGAACTGTCAGATGCCAAGTCGCATGTGCAGCAGATGGTATTTGACGCTCTGTTCGCTTATCGTGGGATTCTTAAGACGGTAGTCAATCCTCGGGGCGATGAAGACTTGATGCCACCGTATGTGGCCAACGACACGTTGCAGAACGGCATGGTTTCTACCTTGCGGGTATCGCCGTTCAACTTCTTTGGCGATATCGTCACGCCCAACCATGTGTTTGGCCATCAGCGCTATTGCTATGAGAAGATGCTGGTGCCAATGGAGTTTGTGGAGGCTGATAAGCGCCTACAGCATAAAGACAAGATCAAGCCACTGACCGCCGATGACCGTGAAGACCTCATGCTCGGAGACTGGGAGTCTGGCGATAGTGGTGACGATGCCGAGCGCAATGCCCAGGAAGAGTCTCGCATCCTTGGGGAGTATGTGCTATTCCGAGAGGTCCACGACCGTATCCACAAAAAGCAATACATCTTTGCACAAGGCGTTAGGGAGCCTATCCTGGAAATCGACCATCCCTTCCTGGCTGGGGAAACCCGCATGGAGCCTGATCCAATATCAGGCGAGATGATGGCAACAGAGGACTTTACGCCCACCGGTGGCTTCCTTGTGATGAATGGGACACCATACTTGTCCCTGACCTACGACAACACACCAGAGGAGTTCTACGGCCTCCCGGTGATGGCCTACGCAGAAGATACTCAGGCAGGCATTGTTGAGTCCCTGACGCGCCGTTCTGACGGCATTAAGCGCAATTCACGGACAATCCTTGGACGCAAGGGTGAGCAGGCCAATAATCCAGACGTAGGAGATGACATCGACAAAGCCCAGGATGGCAAGATTATCTGGGTAGATGATGTGCATAACTCCTTTGCTGAGATGCCACAGGCCACGCCACCGGCCGACCAACTGGGCCTGGAGTCGGACCTACGGAATTATCAGGAGCAGATCCTAAATGTCTCGTCGCTGACATCCGGCGGTGGCCCCCGGCGTACGGCCACGCAGGCCGCTTTGGAAGCATCGTTTGGCCAGTTGAATCGAGACTGGATGCAGGGCAAGGTGGCTGATGTCTATAAGGAATTGGCCTACAACTACGCCCGCATCATGGCTGATGTGCGCTATGAGCCGCAAGCCTTCCTGGTCAATGTTGCTGAGTCAGAGAACGATCCGGTATTTGAAGCGGTTAGGGGTGACATGATGGCGGCTCGATTCACCGTAGAAGTGGAAGCAGCGTCCATGAAGCCGATGTTTGAGGAACTGGAGAAGGAAGACGCCCTCGGGCTGGCTACCTGGTTGATGCAATTCCCCCAGGTGCCCAAGAACGAGGTCTTGCGCCATGTGCTACAGACGTTCCGAGTGCCAAATATGGATAAATTCATTGGCGATTCGGCCAAGATCGATGCGCAACGGGCAGCTCAATACGAGAATCTGCTGTTGATGAGCGGCCAACAGGTGAAGATCCACCCCGGCGAACAGCACACCACCCACGCCGAAATCCACAAGCAACTACCGGAAGATCCCAAGTTCCAGCAGTTGGCCCAGGCCAATCAGATGCTGGCACAACAGATCATTCAGCAATTGCAGCAGCATATGCAGGAGCATCAGCAAGCCTTCGAGGCGCAAGCCGGCGGTGGCGGGGGCCAGCAGAGCGGCGGCAACATCAATGGCATTGGCGGTGGTGGGCGCGGAACTGGATCTCCGCTAAGTAAGGTGCAGCAAACGGTTGGACAGGTTAACTCGGCAGTGCGCAGCAACGCCCAGAAGATCTCGCAGCCAGGTGCTGTGATAGACAGAAATCAGAATTAAAGTGGACAATCGCCGGCACTCAGGTACGGGGCTATGATGTGCCCATAGATATTAACTGGAGGAAATCGGTCTGAAAATCTTTCTGAGAATCCCTACCGCCGGCAATATCGACAGGGAATTAACTCGATGGCTGGTGTGGTTTGCCAGAGAGATGCCAGATGCGGACATCGATATCCATGCCTCTTGTTGGGGCGTAGTCGAAAACAGAAACCAGATATGTAAGCAGTTCCTTGAGAGTGACTGCACTCACCTCTGGATGATCGACTCGGACACGGTGCCGCCGAGAGACTTAAAGTTGCTTGAGTCTGCTGACAAGTTTCCCTGTGTTAATGGGATATACCAGCATCTGACACATCATGGGCTGATGTGGGACACCTGGTTCAAGTTGCCAGACGGAAAATACACAGCCATTGTCCAGCGACGATGGCCGAAAAAGCAAGTGTTCAATGTAGATGCAGTGGGTGCCGGTTGCATGGTGCTGCAAAGAGAGCTTGTCGAGGCAGCATGGACAGAGGAGACGGGCTGGTTTGAGATGCGCGACGGTAGGGGAGAAGACTTCCATTTTTGTGAGCGTGTCATTGCGTTGGGATACGATGTGATGGTTGATCAGGACTATCGATGCGACCACCAGAAAGACGTGAGCCTTAAACTTTTGTCTCGCATAACGAAAGGATTGTAACATGCCGCGAATGGAAGACTACAAATGTTCTACTTGCGGTTTCGCGGAAGTTGATGTTTACTTTTCACTAAGGAGTGAGGTCACACCCGACCGCCCATGTAAGTGTGGGCAGAAGGCTGACAGGGTGTTTGCCCATGCCAAGCAAAACTTCATCCATTCGACACATTCGTCTATGTATGGGAAGTATGAGCCAGGTTTGGGCCAAGTGGTCGAGAGTTATGGCCATAAGCAGCACCTGATGAGGGAGATGGGAGTGCAGGAATCGTCTGATCCTACTGGCGGTTCCAGATGCTACCAGAAAACTGATCCTGGACCTCGCACCGCATCGTCTGACTGGGTTGCTGACCCACACGGCGAATAAGGACAGAACAAGATGACCGAAGCCGTCCAAATGGACTCTTCCGAGGATAGCGGATCGACCGAAGAGGAAATCGACAGTGGAGTGATCGATCTGGGAGCCGATCTGGAATCCCCGAGCGAAGCACCGCCCATTGAGCAGATTTCCTTAACGGAATCTACTACTGGAGCAAGAGCGACCACAGAGGGCGCACCAGACCGACCAGCAGGCACCGGAATTGATGCCGACCTGGAGTCTATCCCCGAGGCACTACGGCCAATGGCCAGGGACCTGAAGGGTGATCATACCCAGAAGACCCAAGCATTGGCAAATCAGCGCAGGGAGAATGAGGCTCTGTATCAGCGCCTGCAAGTGGCTGAATTGCAGAACCAGCAGAACGGTTTAAGTGCGCGTGTGGATGCTGCTTCTCCAGAGGCAGATCCTTTTGCAGAAGTTCGTTCAAGGCTTGGCCCCGATGAGCAAGGTGCCCTCGACATTATGCGCGAGGTCGTTAAAACTGATGTGGGCCAGAGAGTGGAAAACCAGGGACAGCAGGTTGAACAGTTGACCAATGCAGTACGTCAACTGGCCATGCATGTTGTCGGCCAGGTTACCTCGGCACAGAACACTGCTGCACAAGACGCTCGTCAGCAGTATCCAGATATTGACACCTATCAGGCGCAGATTAACGCCCTGACTGCGGTGGCAAATCCGGCGACGAGTAAGACATACACTCCCACTGAAGCCTATGAGTTGCTTACCGGCATTGCTGGCCAGAAATCTGCGCAGTTGCAGGCTGGCCAAAAGAAAGTCCGACGCACTGCCGCGAGTAACGCCTCATCATCTCCATCTGTATCTGCTGATAGTGGATCGGGCGCTTTATCTGAAACGGAGCTTGCCCAAAAGTTAGCAGCACTGGGCTTGACGGCGTAGCTCCACAACGCCAACGAGGGGAGCGATTGCTCCCAATAGATAAGGGTATTTAATATGGTTGCTGCAACTACCAGCGAAACCTGGGACGCGGCTTGGACATTGACAATGCGGTCGCATCGGAAACGTCTGACGGACAACATCTCCGACAGTTATCCGACGACTGATCGTCTGAAGCGTTCTGGGGTCATGGAAGTAGAAACTGGCGGTAAGGAAATCCAGGAAGACCTGATGTATGGTCTTGGATCGTCCGAGTGGTTTGATGGCTATGACGTGCTGTCCACTCAGGCGAACGACGGCATCACTGCCGCGTTCTACCAGTTCCGATACAACGCTGTGCCTGTGGTTATTTCCGACACAGAGGATGACGAGTCTCGCAAGTCAGGATCTGTCAAGTTGATCACGGCCAAGGCCAAGCAGGCCATGACCAAGTCGTTCGACACGATCAACGCTTCGATTCACCAGGCCCAGTCCGGCAAGTCGATGATTGGCCTGCAGGACATTTGTGCAGAATCGACCGGCACAACCTTGGGTGGTATTTCTCAGACCGCCAATACGTGGTGGGATAACAAGCGTGGCGATTTTACTGCTGGTACTGGTGAAATGCTGGCCACGTATACCAGTTTCCTAACCAAGATCGGTGATCAGTACACCGGCATTTTGGCCATGGGCCAGATGTGGAATGCGGTTTCTGAGGGTAATGACAAACCCACCCTACTCGTTACTTCGCATACTCATTACGGAAACTACGAGGCTGTATTTGAAGGCACAGGCCATACCCGCTTTACTGGCGCGGGGAAGGCAGATCTTGGTGTCACTGGTGATGTCACGTTCCGTGGCGCACCGCTGATTGCTGATCGAGATTGTGTCGCTGACAGTATGTATTTCCTCAACACCAAGTATCTGAAGTTGAAGGTGCAGGCTGGCCGCAACTTCTCGAAAACCCCGTTCCAGCGTCCGAGCAACCAGCTTGCCCGTGCTGCGTTCGTGGTATTTGGTGGCCAGTTGGTCACCAATAATCGTCGCCGTCAAGGCGTCTTGTACGACCTGGCGTAAGAAAACCTTTCGGGCGGCAAGCCAATGCGGCCCTTAACTCTGCCCATAGAGGTAGAAAGGATGTATAATGAGTTACTTGAATCACAACTTCATCACCAATCGTGTTGGCGGTGACGGAACTGGCAGCAAGGCTGGCCAGGGCATTTATGATGAGTCTGCGACTGCCAAGTTTGCTATTGGCGAGAAGTTGGAATTTGCAGATGGCCGGTGCTTTCGTTACGGATATACGGCTGCTGCTGTCAATGCATCAGAATTGGTTTCACAGGATATATCGGTTTCTTCTTTAATTGAAACGGATAATAACGTAATTGCCGCTGCAAATGGTTTCAGTCCATCTGCGGGTTCTTTAAAGCTCCAGATTACTCTTGCAGGCAAAGCTGCAAACCAGTATTCTGGCGCACTTT